CACCGCCGGGAACCCCGGTGCGAGTGCCAATCACGGTACCAACCAGATCAGTATCCGTGACCTACAGCGCAACGACGTGATTACGTGTCAGTTGTGCGCGTTCGCGAAGTTTCCCGATGTGACCTATGCCAAAGAAGGCGGTGAAATGGTGTGGACGTTCCACGCCGGTATCGTTGATTTTGTGCTCGGCACCGGACTCGCGGTCGCGTTCTAACCTGACACAGTCACTTTTTTAGGGAGGAGTGACTATGCAGGGTATGGGCATGAACGGTAACTCGGTGATGAGCGGGTTAATGACCGGCGCGTTCACCGGCCAGGAACTCAGGATCAACGACATCGATTACCGCACCGGCAAGCTCGATGCGTTCAAGCAGTTCCACTTGTTCCGCAAGTTGATGCCACTCTTCAGCGGGATGGGCGAGACTGCCGCGTCACAGATCGCTCGCGCGGCTGCGGCTGCGGGAGCATCGGATGACGTGGTGCAGTGGACACTACTGGGTCCGATTGCCCAGGCGGTGTCTGAGATGTCACAACAGGACAGTGAGTTTATCATCAAGACCTGTCTCGCTGTCTGCACGCGAAAGAACCCCGGTGGTCAGTGGGTGAGAGTCACCGCCCCCAACGGTGAGTTGATGTTCGAAGACATCGAACTGATGGGGATGTTACAACTGACATTCGCGGTGATACAGGACAACCTTGGAACTTTTTTTCCCGGTCGCCCCCAAAACGATTCGGATCAAGGGGCGGTCCAACCATCGACCCCGTCGATATGAACGATGAAGAATACTGGGTCATGCGTCCAGTATTAGAAGGTATGTGTCAGTACGAGTCACTGGTGAACGGGTCACTGGACTTGGCTGACCTTGCACGGATGAACGAAGCTCTCGACGTGCGGAACGAGAACCGCGCTCGCGCCGATGAGGCGATGGCGGCGGAACAGGAACGGAACCGCTATGGCTGACACCGTCCTTGAGTCGTTTCTGATCAAGCTTGGTTACCAAGTCGATCAGGCGAGCGCGAAATCCTTCACTACAGCGATTAGCGAGGGTATCAAGGGTGTTACGCAGTTCGCCGCTGCGTTGACGGCGATGGCGATTGGTGTCGAGGAAGCGGTGCGCCGTACCGCCTTCCAGATGCAGCGGCTCAATTTCGCCGCGACGATGGGAGGGACCACCACACAACGACTGAGGGAGATCGGTACCGCTGCCGAAGCGGTGGGCGCGAGTTATCAGGGCGCGATTGAACAACAAGAGAAGCTCAATCAGGTATTGACTGAGTCACCCTGGCTCAAGGGCGTGCTAAAGGCGCAGCTTAACGGTCACGCGGCAGATGTTCAGGGTATCATTGATCGTTACATAGAACTCGCCAATCAGTTTGGTGAGGAGAGTGTCCAAGTCCGGTCCTTCCGTGACCAGATGAAGGACTTGCTCGGCATTAATATGGAACTCGCTTCGCAGGAGTTCCGTAACCAGCCGCTGCGCGAAGCGAGGTTGAGGAACCTCAAGGCACTCGGTGACATATACGGAGAGTCGATCAAAAGAGGCGAAGCAGACTCCACCAAACTCTTCACCGCGTGGGGGAAGCTGACCCAGCAATTCGACTTCATGTGGAAGTCGGTTACTAGCCACCTAACGGGTTACATCGCCGAAGCGGTTGACGCTGTCAATGATTGGTTACTCAAGCAGGGACCACTTATCACCGGCTTCCTAGACACTGTTGAAGACGCTATCAAAAAAGCAACTATTGCTACAGGTGACTGGCTTAAGGAGCTTATCGACAAAGTCAAAGTTGGTGACTGGGAAGGTGTGGGTAAACAGATCGGTGACGCTATTATTCATGGTCTGGAACAAATTGGGACGTGGCTCGATAATGTGGGAACCTATTTGAAGGAGCACGCTCAAGGTTGGTTTGATGCTGGCGGCGCGGCAGCGGAAAAGTTCCTACTCGGTTTTGAGAACTCCATCATCGGATCATTGCCCACTTGGATGCAGGGCATGATGATGAAGATGGAGGGTAGACCGGGATCGGAGAACATCTCCTGGGGTGAAATCTGGGGTAACATGAACGGTATCCCAGGTACCTACGATCCAAAGATACTTGAGGAACAACTCAAAAAGGCTAACGCGACCCCCGGAAGTGATCAGCCGGGCGGCAAGCCGAAGTTCCAACACGGCGGCATTGTCGATGCGTCACTCCACCACGGCGAGATGGTACTTCCCGCGCCAATAAGTGAAGGTTTGCAAACCTTTTTTGGTAGTGGTGACAGTCCGTTGGAGCGGTGGTTGCAGGGTGACGCTTCATACCAGCCCTTAGTCGATTTTGTCGAAACGGTTTACGCCAAGCTCGCCGATACCATCGAGGATGCTTTACGCCGGTTATGGCCAGACGGGGGCGGCGGTCCCGGCGGCGGTCCCGGCGGCGGTCCCGGCGGCGGTCCCGGTGAGGGACCGCCCGGCGGTCCTAATGGTGGCGGTGGTGTTGTGCCTACGCTCAAAGGCGGCGAGCGGCAACAACAGGCGATGGACTACTTCATCAGCCAGGGTTGGTCAAAGGAACAAGCTGCCGGGATTGTTGCTAATCTCTCCACCGAGACAGGTGGTACTTTTGATCCACAGTCCAAAGGTGACAGCGGTCTAGCCTTTGGTGTGGCTCAGTGGCACCCAGACCGTCAAGCTAAGTTCAAGGAGGTTTTTGGTCACCCGATCCAACAATCGACTTATGCGGAGCAACTCGCATTTGTCGATTGGGAACTACGTAATACCCACAAATCGGCGGGTGACCGACTGAGAGCGCAAACAACGGCTGCGGGATCGGGTTCCTCCGTCAGTCAGTATTATGAGGCACCGGCAGCGCGTGACTATAATATGCGGATACGTGGCGCGCTCGCGGGAAAGATTGCCGGTGGTTACCAGCCCGGTGACACAGTTAGTGTACCAACGACACCGGGAACACCGGATGTACCTGTGCCCGGTGGTGGAGGTGGTAGTTTCAATGTCGCCAAGAAAGCCGATCTCGCTCATACCAACCAGCGATTGGTTGAGGCACTCAAGGCGGCGGCACAGATCACCGGTCTGCCGATTAATGTCACCGAAGCCTATAACCCGACAGGTCACGTAGCCGATTCGGCGCATCACAAAGGCATGGCGATAGACTTTCGTGTCGGTAACATGCCGAACGAGGGTGCCTTTGGTGGTGCGGGAAGTATCCCTTATGCCAAAGTCGCGCACGCGATGTACAACTACCTCTACAAAAAGTACGGTGCTGAAACGGCCAACGCATTGGCGTGGGGTGGTGAATTTGAAACCAAGCCGGGTTCCGGTGTCTCAGACTGGATGCATGTCGGGTTCCAGAGGCGTGGTGCACATCGTCGTAACGATTGGGCTTATGTGGACAACAGCCAGAACGTTACCAACTACACCCAGGTGAGCGATGCCGAAGGGGTTCGTCGCACCCTTTATAACAGTGACAGTTCCCGCTCGATGCGGATCAAACGGACGATGATGGGATGAACGGCGATACAACACTCACCGATCTCGGTCTTGGCCCAGGTACCGATCCGCTCGGCAATCTCGGTGCCCAGAGTCCATCCGACTCGGCCAATAGTGACACGTTCCAGAATAGTAACCTCAATCAGGACTCGTCACAAAGTGAGGGTTGGCGTTCTTTGTCACAACAAATGCAACCGTCGCAGGGTTCCGGTTCCGGTCAGATCGATCCCAGTACGATGCACAACGACGCGCAATGGATGCGCGTCCTCAGTCTGGTAGTGTACAGTTCCGGTGTCACTTCAGCGCAGCAACAGGCGAACGCGCCTGTCACACCTTCCGCTGGCGGCTTTAGTGTTCCTACCGGGAGGCGAGTTGTTCCATTCCCGCGACCGCGCCGCCGGATACCGGGGTTGCCGGGACAGTTAGACGATCCGGCAGTAAGTTCCACGGGTTACGCCGCCCAGAACAGTACCCCAGCGACTGGCGGTGGTCAGAACAGCAATCTGCCGGGAATTGAATTGTCGGCCTTGCGCTGCAAGTTCACGATCACTAAAACTACCGCAACGACACCGGACGTGCTCAACGCACGTATCTACAACATGGCACCCGCAACGATGGCCAAGGTCATCGAGTTCACCCGTGTGCGGGTGATGGCGGGTTACAAATACGCCAACTTCGGGCTGATCTTTGATGGCACCGTGGTGCAGTACCGCCGGGGTAAGGAGAACCCGACAGACACCTATCTGGAGATCATCGCCGCCGATGGTGAAGACCTTCTTAGGCAGGCGAGTATCATCGACACGTTACCGGCGGGTTCTGAGGAACGGCAGGCATTGGAGAAGATCAACAGCATTCGGCAGGAACTGGCGCAGGGTAACTTCAAGGTCGAGTACCAAGACCCGAAATTGTACACGCGACAGACAACGCGTGACCAAGTCCTCATGGGCCAGCTAAGCAATCTGGAACGGCAGTATATGCTGTCTTATGGTGCCCAACACTACCTCGACAGCGGGCAGTATATCATGATGTCGAAGACGGGTTACCGTCCCGGCGAGATGGTTATCCTGTCACCAAAGACCGGGCTGGTCGGTTTGCCGGAAGTGACACCGCAGGGTATCCAGGCCAAGTGTTTGCTGAACCCGAAGCTGCGGCTTGGCGGTATCGTGCAGATCGACTCCAACATCTTGTCCGGTGTTGCTTTCACTCCCGGTACCGCATCCCAGACAGATGCGAACGGTAACGTCATTCCCGGCGACCCGACCGGTGGCAAAGTGTACAACCCCAATCTACGCGGCCAGATCATCGAAACCGCGTTCACCTCGCCGGTTGGTAGGTACAAGATACTTTTGATGACTTACAACGGAGACACTCGCGGTAACAGTTGGTATTGTGACATTGTGTGTGTCGCCTTGAACGCCAACAACGAGGTGATGCTGGGAAGTAACAGTCAGTCCAACGCATGGCGACGTGCCGCGCCGGAAGCGCGAGCCGGGTCGCAAGTGGCGAGCGGCTGATATGGCTGCGGCACCTCCTCTCGCCGGTCCCGGTGGTGGTCTGGGTGGTGGTGGTCTGGGTACCTTTGGTAGCTGGCAAACCGCCTTCTTCATACCGCACCGTCGCAGTATCGGCGGGATCGTGGCACAGGTGACAATAAGCGAGCAAGCCTCTGATGACATTCAGATCACGGAGCATCCCGTAGAGCAGGGTGCCCCGATAGCGGATCACGCTTTTAAGCGCCCAGCAGTAGTGACAATCACCGCTGGATGGACCCGGCAGTATGCGTGGGACTTGAGCGCGGAAACCGGCATGTACGGTTTGTTGCTTTCGTGGCAAGCGGCTTTGTTACCATTCGATGTTATCACCGGGAAGCGTAGTTACACTAACATGTTGATTGAGCGGTTACAGGTGATGACCGACAATCACAGCGAGTACGCCTTGATGGCGACGATCACTTGCCGACAGGTGATCATTGTCAGTACCGCGACAACCAATGTGCCGGGGATGTCGAGTAGCGGCAACGATCAGACAAACCCGTCACAAACCGCGCCGACCCAGAATGGTGGAACTAAATCATCGAACCAAGCGGGTACTGTTGATGACAGCCAGTTAGCGCCGAATAGTATTCAACAGCCACCGCCGGATGATTCTGGTCAGCCTAGCGGCGCTCCCGCGCCGCCTCAGTACGATGATAATCCGTCCACGCCGACAGCGGCGCAGGCGCAGGCGCAATTTGATGACGATCAGGTACAGTTACCAAATAGTCCACCGGTTCAGACACCGACCACCAACCCCTACACCGGCAATGAGGCGGGTAAGGTCATCCCGATCCCACCCGCGCCGCCACATATTATCTCGCCATGAGCACGATCTGGGAAGTCCCGCTGACACCGCGCGCCCAGGTTATCCGGGTCGATATCGGGAACACTTTCTATACGTTGAACTTTAGGTGGAACCGTGTCAACTCGACGTGGATCATGGATATCAGTGACAGTCTCAATAACCCGTTGTCTATGGGTATCCCATTAGTGACTGGGGCTGATTTGTTGGGGCAGTTCCGCTACCTGGGGATCGGCGGCGGGGTACCGATGATCACCATGACTATTGCGGTTGGTCACTCGCCGGACGAGATACCGACTTACGAGAACCTGGGGATCGACGCCCACCTCTTCTATAAGACCTTGGTGTGACATGGGCAGCGGTGTCTATGACGATACCGAAAGGTATTGGAACTACGACGAGCAGAGCTTCCAAGAAGAGGAAGCGCATCAGGCGCGTATCTGGACCGCGCTGCCGATCCGCATCGACGCGCATGAACCTGACAAGAACACGGTGCGGTCGCAGCCGACCGTCCAGTTGAATGTCCAAGACCCCAAGACCGGCGACACCGAGTGGAAAAACATCCCAGTTGTCGGTGACATGCCGGTGTTTATGTACGGCGGCGGTGGTATCGCGATCACCGTCCCGGTACAAAAGGGCGACGAGGGTCTAGCGATATACTCCAGCCGTGGCATCGACAACTGGTTTACCAAGGGCGGTGACCCGCAGCCACAGTTCGACGCGCGGATGCACTCGTTGAGTGATGGCTTTGTCCTTCCCGGTTTCCGGTCACAACCGAATAAGTTACCGAAGGTCAGTACCACAAGCTGGCAGTTACGCACCGATGACGGCACGTCCTTTATGGACTTCAAGCCGAAGCCGAAGACGAGTACGGCGGTACAAGAGTTACTTGCCATCGGGGGGAACCCGTTACCGACCCTGACGACGAGTATCGAGTCGGCGATCATGGTGAACTCGTTCGCCGGGAGTATCCTTCACGCTGCCGGGGTTCCGCTGCCGCAAATACCTAATCTCCAGAGTGTTATTGGCAGCATTGTTCACGCCGCCGGGGTCAACATACCGTCACTTCCTACCTCGGTCGGGCAGATTGTCCACACCGCGCTCAACACCATAAGTCACGCGACGCAGTTAGGCGACATCGTTCATAGCGCGTTATCGGGTGACATCTCCCATACGGCGGCGTCACTTATCAAACTCGCCTCTGGTAGCGCATCCCAGCGCGAAGCCGGGGAGCGGATGTTCCTCCCCCGCGCAGCCGGTGCCTCGATCACTCTCAACACACCGCTTGTACAAGTCAGTGCCGATCTCAAAGCGTTTGGCAGGATCGACGCTTCGGGTGGATTTTTTGTCAATGGTGTTCCTATTGGTGGCGGCGGCGGCGGTGGTGGCGGCGGGATCACGTCGGTAACTTTGACCGGGGATGTCACCGGCAGCGGTACCGATACGGTCGCGACCACGGTTGTCGGTCTTCAGCATCGCGCGGTGTCATCCGCTGCGCCGGGTGATGGTCAGTTACTCGGGTGGTCGAACCTTTACACCGCGTGGGTACCAACCGATCCCGGTGCCGGTCCCACCGGTCCTCCCGGCCCAGCCGGACCTACCGGACCTACCGGACCTACCGGTGATCCCGGTCCAACCGGGTTGCCCGGTCCTCCCGGCGCAACAGGGAGCACAGGCCCAGCCGGTCCTCCCGGCGCAACAGGTGCGACCGGGGCAGACTCAACCGTTCCCGGTCCTCCCGGCGCGACAGGTGCGACCGGGCCAGCCGGTCCTACCGGTGCCGCCGGTCCTACAGGCCCAGCGGGGCCGACAGGGGCGGTAGGAGCCACCGGGCCAGCCGGTCCGACCGGCGGCACCGGTCCTATGGGTCCGCAGGGTATCCAGGGTACCCCAGGAGCTAGTGGCGCTACCGGTCCAACGGGTGCGACAGGTGGTGTCGGTCCCGCCGGTCCAACGGGGCCGACTGGCGCAACCGGTGCTACAGGAGCAGCTTCGACGGTTCCCGGCCCGGCGGGTCCGACCGGTGCTACAGGCTCGACTGGTGCTACGGGCGGTGTCGGTCCTGCCGGTCCCACCGGACCTACGGGTGCCACAGGGACACAAGGTATCCCAGGTGTAGCGGGGCCAACGGGTCCGACCGGTGCAACAGGTGCTACCGGCGCAACGGGTGCCGCGTCAACAGTTCCCGGCCCAACGGGTCCGACCGGTGCGACTGGTGCCACGGGTCCACAGGGTCCGAATTGGCAAGTTGGTCCCGGTTTGTCACTTAACACCGGAACGACACCGAATACCGTTGATGTAGTGACTCCTTATTTGCCGCTGACCGCTGGTGTGGGAACACCGCTAACTGGTGTGCTTAATATCAAGCTGAACCCTGGCACCGTTGCCGGGGTGATGCCGAACACCATGTTGTGGCTGAACCAGAGTGATAATCTGGCACCTCGGTTACAATTCGACGGTTACGGTACTGCCGTTAACGGTACCCCGACAATCTCCTTCCGGTTGGCGCGTGGTGTTGGTACCGCGCCCACGGCGATCCAGTTGGGTGATACATTCGGCACGATAGAGGGTTACGGTTACCAGAGCGGTGGTGCCTACACCGGGCGGCGCGCGAGTATCCAATACATTGCCGCCGAGAACTGGACCGCGACCAACCAGGGTGCCTATATCATTTTTAACACCAACGCCATCGGTGCGGCAGCGAATCCTGTCGGGCGCGTACAAATCAACACCGGCATGATGGTACTGACTTCCGCTGGGGCACTGCCGACTTCCGGTGACATGGGTGCGGGTACCATCAATGTCGCGACCGGTTACTATATCAACGGCACCTCTATCACCACCGCGTTACCGTACCTCCCGCTCGCTGGGGGCACTTTAACTGGACCGGGTAACTTGACGGTCAATGGTTATCTTGATGTCGGTACCGGGTTACCAACCGATGTTGGCGCTGGCGGCGTTATGGCCGGTGCTTATTACAGTGCTAGTAACGGCATCCTCTTTGCAATGAACGCCTACGTTTCCGCATCTTCCGGTTGGAAAGCGGCGAACACCAATGCAATGGTGGCACTGAATGCTGCCAATGGCGGGATGCAGTTCTACTCGGCACCCGCTACCACAGTCGGCGCGTCACCGTCATGGACGGGAACATTTAGTATCGCCGCCAACGGTAACATAGCGACTACAGGTGCTAATCTTTATTTAGGTAGCAGTGGAAGTAACATTTTCTTTGCCGGGGCGACAACTACCGGCCCATTGATGTTTGCCGATGTCAATAACATGATCTGGAAGTTGGGGTCAGGTAACTCCACATATATTTGGCAAAGTTCTGGTGGCACACAATTGATGCTTTTGACCAACTCGGGCAATCTCGTCCTAGAGGGTAACTACCTAACTTTTATGAATGCAGCTACCGGCACGGTCAATGCGCCCGGTGGTCCGTTCCTCTACGGTGACGCGAACTGGATCATCGCTCATGTCGGCTCGGGTAACTTGGGGTTCCAAGTCCAGAACGCTAGCGGCGTTGGTTTCTTTAATGTTCAGCCCGGTACAACTGCGACGATGGTACTTGGTGCCATTGTCCTGGCACAAACCAGTGCGAATTATACGAGTCTCTATACCCCCGCTGTCAATGGTTTCATTATTGGTGGTGGTACTACCGACCCGGCAACCTATTACCGACAAACGACTCATCTGTTCCAAAATATTGCTGGCAGTACCTCTTTTGCATGGATAGTCGGCACCGATGTTAGCAATCCGTCTAGCGCGGTTATCACCCCATCACGTATCCGAGTGGCGGCACCAAACACTTCTACTGACGATGCCGCATCCGGTTCCTTCGACTTTCGTGGTTACGATCCCAATTCCTTGTCGATTGTCGGCGCGGGACTCACCAACAGTCGGCAAGTCCGTATCTGGGATAACCTATTTGTCCAAAATACGGTAACTGCCTCCGGTAGTGTTACTGCCAGTAACCTCGCTGTTACAGGTTCCGGTGCCATTGTTACATGGCAAGACCGGACCTATAACAGTGTTTCTTGGGGTTGGTATGCGACCGGCGGGGCTGGTCCGAGTGGGGCAGGAACTGTCGCGCGGTTGTGGTACTCGCCTAGCGGTGACAGAGTTACGGTTGACGCCAGCGGAAATATGGTCATTGTTGGTAACGCCACCGTCAACTCGGGGAACTTGTTCCTCAACACTACGGGCGCACGTATCTACGCTGACGCCACCAACATGGGGTTCCTTCTCCCCAGCGGAAACAGCGGTTTCTATTTTATGAATAATGCGGGTACTGCCAGTTATGCCCAGATAAGCAGTGCCGGTAGTTTGTACCTAAACAGTGTTGCGGTAACTTCTGCCAGTAGTTCCTACGTTTGGTTCTATGACGCACAGGGTAACCAAGCCCTGTTCCTGGGCGGGAACTCCAGCGGTAACACCAACCACTATCGTAACACCACGCATGTTATCGCCAGTATCGGCGGTACGACCAGTTTTGCGGTCTTCAATCAGTACGGATTGGGACTTGGCGCTTTTACTCCGAGTAACGTTGCTGCGCCATTACAGTTTGGTAGCACCTACGCCAGCACCCCGCCCGTGGTGAACAAGATCGATTTGTTTCAGGCTCAAGGCACGTTTGGTATCGGTTTGTCAGGTGGACAGGTCGATTATAGCTCGCAGACCTACCACGCCTTCTGGGCCGGAACGACTAAAATTGCCCTTCTCGGTCCTACGCAAGTGGCACCCGGCGGCAACAATTCCATAACATGCGGTACTGCATCACTGGCTTGGTCAGCGATGTATACTTACAGTAGCCCCGCGCCGTCTGATCTGCGACTGAAGGCCAATATTCAAATGTTACCTGATGGTTGTCTCGATCTGGTGTCACTGATCAACCCGATCCGCTTTGAGTGGCGAGAACCGTCACCGGGCGACGATGGGGTGATACACTGGGGCTTTGGCGCGCAGGATGTCGAGCGGGTGATGGAAGAGGCTGATCTCGATTTTGGCGGTCACAGGATCACCGATGACGTTCACACGCTGGATTCGCGCGAGCTTACCGCTGTATTGTGGAAGGCAGTGCAGGAGCTAACCGCCAAGGTGGCGGCGTTAGAAGCCTTGCTTGTGGTGTGAAAGGGAGGTAACAATGTCGGCGAGCAATGACGAGTGTGTCGCCGCTTTTATGCGGACACAGGTCTGTTTAGACCGCATCTACTCGCAGCTTTTGGCGTGGGCAGCGTACATCACCGCTGAAGCGTTGCCGCCGAATACGACCGCGCCGGATAAGGCTTGGGTCCAACAGCGCGTCCTGGCGGAACGGATGCCCTCATCGGCAAACGGCTATGTGCCGCAAGTTGGTCCGTATCTTTTGGAGATACCGAACATCACCCAAAACATCAGTAGTCTCCTCAACCAGTGGAACGACGAGGCGGCCGACACGTCACTTTCGAACGATGTCAACGCCGCCTTTGCGACAGTAATGCCGACATTCGCCAGTGCCGTTATCACCGATCAGGATGTCGCCAATTGGTGTACCAGAAATGGTTACCCACTCCCGCCCGATCTTGTCGGTGTCACTACGGCACCGATGATGGCACCGATGGGACCACCCAATATCCCGGCACCCCCGCCAGCAATACCCAGAGTTAACTAGAGGAGAGAGTGGCCATGCAGACCCAACAGCAAGCCCCCGCACCCGTTCCGCCGACCCTGCCGATGAGTGTGCAGCTTGAGGCGCAGCAATGGAATGGCGTGCTCGCCGCGCTCTCCGATGCGCCCTACCGTA